GCTTTTCAAAATAAGACAAAGGCAACAATCTATCAGCACACATCTTTAACATCGCTGCTTGGTCTTTATCAGTAGGGTCCAAGGCTTTGTTAATAATCGTTTGGATGATCGTGTCACCCTTTGTGGTTAAGAGCCTCGCATGAAATTCTCTTATGCGTGCAGCTTCACCAGGAGGTCTTCCTAACACAGCCCTCTTTTTCTTTGCCTCAATAGCAGCCTTCTTCGGACGACCCGCACCTCTAGGGTTTCTCTTAGGTAACACAGAAACCGTATTCTGTGTAGGCATAGAAGGGGCATCGGTGGAAGAAGACACAAGAACAATATCTTGGTCTTTTGTTTCCATGTTTCTCTCCAATATAGATCAGCACAGGAAACACAAAGACCTAAGGTTAGTTGTTAATGTATGTTTTTTTTAAGGCACAACCTAGAACTTGTTGTCTCAGTGCTATCAATATAGAGCACTATAGCACATTTTTGTTAATTTGTCAAGTCCTTTGTTGACTTTTCTGATCTAACTGTGTAATGCCTGCTCAGGCCTTCGCAATGCACAGATTCCAGCACTGATTTCATTGACCTTCATAGGTAGACCTAAGATAAGACTAAGTCATTGATTATGTTGATCTTTATTGCTGGTTAATTATTGACCACTTATAAGTCTATTTTGCTCTTTTTTGTATCTGTGGTGGTTCAACAATATTATCTACATTGCCACTACCCCACCCCCCCCTATGTTGCAGTGCAGCACTATGTTGCAGTGCAGCACTATGTTGCTATGCAGCATGGCACAGTGTTTGCCTATGCAAGAATCATGCCAGGTCTGTGCAGGCTATGTTGCAGTGCAGTATATGGGGCAGTGTTGCACCATATCAGTGCATCCTAGCCTATGCCGGTAACTAGGGCAAGAACCATGCCATGTTGCAGCACAACATTGGTGCAAAATGCTGAGATGGCTTGTAGCTGTCTCTAAGGGTTTTCTCTAATGCCAATGATGCAATGCAATAATTCAATAGAATCAAGTACTTAAGTAACCCTAAAGATTTTCAGGTATGATTCTTTCACGTATATAGTTATAAGGACACGTTTTATAAGATCAATTTTATTAATCACTTTGGAGATCACACCATGAATAGACTCACAGCAATAGACTTACAGAAAATGTCGGATAAGGCCCAGATGCTGTACATTCAAGACTTGCTAGTTGACGCTGTAGCTTGCATTAAAGACTTAGCAGGCGAGCAGGTGAGATACGATTACGTTAACCACGTCTTAAACCATGCAAAGCAAGCTGTGCTAGACTTAGAACAGATCAACGAAAGGAAAATCTAAAATGCAAAACAAAACATTACTAACAATCGATTCCAATGCTAAGACAGTCAAGGGTCAAGAATTCGGATTTATGACGGGCATTCTGTACATTGCGCCGGTAGCAATCTCAGGACATAACGTGTGTCCAATGGCTGTCATTGCACAATGTGATAAAGCTTGTCTCTATACAGCCGGGCGTGGTGCGATGAGTAACGTAAAGCTAGCTCGTATTCGCAAGGCTAAAGCTTTTTTTGAGTATCGCACCGAGTTTATGCAATTATTAGCGAAAGATATCCGTAGGCTAGTCAAAAAGGCCGCTAAGGCTAACATGGTTCCATTAGTACGGCTAAACGGTACCAGTGATATCAAGTGGGAAAATATTCCCGTCATTGATAACGGTATCGAATACGCTAATCTAATGGCCTTATTCCCTAATGTGCAATTTTACGATTACACTAAAATCCCGTCACGCCATAACCTACCGGCTAACTACGATCTAACATTCTCATATTCTGGCGTGTTAGGGTTTCAGAAGTACGTCAATCAAGCTATCAATGCCGGTATGAGAATCGCAGCCGTATTTCGCAAACGTGCGGACATACCTGCTAAGTTTATGGGGCTGGATTGTGTAGACGGGGACAATAGTGACATTCGACACATTGACCCGAAAGGTGTAATTGTGGCCTTGTATGCTAAGGGTCAAGCTAAAAAAGACGATACTGGATTCGTTATCGATCCGGCTAAGAAAGTGTTTCAAATTGCATTAGCGGCATAATTTTAACTTTAACTTAGGGGTTTAATCATGATAAAAGTATTTTCTTACTATTCTGATCCAGGGCATGGCTGGATCAAGGTTCCGAAGGGTTTACTTGTTAGCCTAAGCATAGCGGATAAGATAACCCGTTATTCTTATATGCGGAAAGGGTTTGCATATCTAGAAGAAGACTGCGACGCTAGCACGTTTATTAATGCATATCGTGCCAGATACGGTATTGATCCTAAGATAAAAGAATATTGTGCACGAGAGAAAAGCAGTAAGATCCGATCATATGACAATTTTGAATGGGGGTTTTAAAAATGGAATATGCATCATTACGGGAAAAGATCCGGGCCGAAAAGGCCGCTAGAATGTCACGCTATGCCGATTTTCAGGACATTGTAGATAAAGCTTATCAGGCCGGCATAGAAGCCGGCAAAAGTGCAATGCCGATTCCAATGTACGTTATCGATCAGGGAATCCCAATTGATCGGATAGACGACGGGGCCTGCGGATTTGCATGGGTCACTGTACGGCCTGCTAATTCAAGCTTCGCAATATGGGCGAAAAAACAAGGCCTGATGCGTCCCATGTATGGCGGCGGCGTGACGTATTGGGTTAGTGTCTTCGGACAATCGGTAGACCGTAAAGCTGCATTTGCTGGGGCATATGCTAAAGTATTGCGGGAGAATGGAATACAGGCCACTGCAGGCGATAGATTAGACTGATCAGTGTTATCCTATAGTGTCTCTATAGCAGGGGCACTATGGGGCTAATATTGGCCTTAGAATAGGGGTTATATCATGACGTTAGAATTAGCAGCTAGCCTTGCAGCTTTACTACTGGGGATTGTCGCAATAGTGCTTGTGTTCCGGCCATGGGACCTTGATTAACTTTATAGGGGATTAGATATGACTGCTAACGATACAAGGTCGCAATTGGACCTTATATGGAGTGCTTTACACTTTTATAGGGCCTACGGTATACCCGAGGGGGATAAGGCCCACGACGATCAATGGTCGGAGATATGCTCCGCTATGGCTTACATTTCAGAGGATCTAGGGGAGGACTACTAATGAAGCACAAAAAATGCAATGTTGCTAAGACCTACAATACAAGCAAGAAAGGGTTTATTGAAACAACCTATGCGGATCTGTGCCGCACCTTTGGAGCACCTAGCATATTCATAGGCGATAAGACTAACGCAGAATGGTTTATAGAATTCGAAGACGGCTCCGTCGCTACAGTCTACGATTGGAAACTTGATCATATCCCTTTAGGGCCTTATCGATGGCACATTGGTGGCTTTGATGCCTACGCTGTTGCATCTGTCCACGAGGCCATGATAGAATCAAGACTGTCTAACTTTACAGAAAAGCAGAGGGCACTATGTTACTAACTAATAAAGAAGTAGTGGATATCTTAGACGATAGGCTAGACTATAGCGATTTCGGTAATTGGCACGGAAACGAAGACGATTTGATCGAATTTGCCTATTATGTGGTAAAGGCCGAAGATCAAAAAAGGCTACAGATGGCTTATGAAAAGGATCGGCTCAGAGACACCTATTTCAGCGAATCGATGAGTGCTTTTGATGCCTTAACGATTAAAAAGGAGCAGACATGATCTATAGAGCATATTACGCATCATGGAATTTCACATTTGAGGGCTTTGGCAAGACCGAAAAACAAGCGAGAGATGCCTTGCAGCTCGCCCTTGAAACCCATACAAAGCAATACGATTGCGATCCTGATTGGTATTACCCAAGCGATATTGAGATCTGTAAATACAAATTGGGGGTTCCTTACCGTGACAGAGGGGAGGTTAGACTTGAAACTGAAGCATCTTGATCTGTTTAGTGGCATCGGAGGTTTTTCTCTTGGGCTAGAGCGAACAGGAGGTTTTGAGACTGTTGGCTTTTGCGATAGTGACAAGAAAACCCATATGGTGTTAAAAAAGCATTGGGCTGCGGTGCCCATATATGATGATGTATCTACTTTGAAAGGAAGTGATCTTGGAACAATTGACATTATTACAGGAGGATTCCCTTGCCAGGACTTGTCAGTCGCAGGAAAAGGGGCAGGACTCGCAGGGGCAAGAAGCGGCCTCTGGTTTGAATTCCACAGGCTCATCAAAGAAACGCAACCGAAGTGGGTCATCGCAGAAAATGTCGCAGTGCTTCGCTCTAGAGGATTGGATCAAGTGCTCAGGAGCCTCGATGAGATCGGGTATGATGCGGAATGGCATTGTATACCCGCTTCAGCCGTTGGCGCACCTCACCGCAGGGACAGAATCTGGATTGTGGCGCACCCCAGACACAGGGGCGGGAGGTACGATATCGGATCAGGCTTTGGAGGAGATGGCAAACGGGAAAACGAAAAGACCATCAGGGCATCAAAGACAACTGCGATTGCAGGATCAAGTCAGACACCCGATGCTTTGGCCTACTCCAACAACACAGGAAATAGAACATCCGAACATGATCTTAACACCGAATTGTCGGAGACTAACGAAGGATGGGAAGAACAGCCATTCAGTAGGGTTAGCGGATGCGGTCAAACTTTGGCCAACTCCGCAAGCATCGGATCATCGGGACAGAGGGAATTTGAGCAACCCAAGTATCCAACGCAGATTGTCTCTAGGGAAACAATTAAACCTGAGCATGGTAGTGTCTCCGACTTCTGGAAAACTGAACCCCAATTGGGTAGAGTGGCTGATGGGATACCCAACAGGTTGGACAGACTTAAACAATTAGGAAATTCTTTAGTGCCGCAAATACCTGAAATGATTGGCTATGCTATACTTGAACAAGAAAGGAACCTACTATGAGATGCCGATCCTGTAACGAAGCACTAACCGATTATGAGACCACAATTCGGTCACTTCACACTATGGAATATGTGTCCATGTGTAAACAGTGCCTAAAATCGATTAAAACCGACCTCTGTGCCGTTGGAAATGTTTCCCTGATGTCTGAGGCCGATGAAGTCGAGGAAGGCACTGAGGCCGATTTAGACCCCTTAGCGGGCATCGATGACTTTGAAGACGATCCTGCCGATGAACAATGGCGGGATAGATAGTTGGCACGATTCTTGCTATTAAAGACTATATTGACTAAATAGTCTATTATGAAAGAATATTTTAAAATCTTTACTCTATAGAGAGACAATAAAGAAAGGTAGCACTCAATGGAAAATGATGATTTAGAAAGAATTTATTGGTTTTGTGTTTCTGATTGTGTTGACCTATTAGCGCACGGTTCTACCGACATTGAGACTTTGCTCAATGACGTTTATGAGGCTCTGAAGCGCACTAAGCCAGAATCTGGTACTTGTGTTGCCCTTTTGGCAATCATTGACCAATTGGCTCAGGAAAGGACTAGGATCAATGCAAATACAGTCTAAAAACAGGTTCGTTAGGCACACTGAGTGCCCTGATTGTGGCTCTAGTGACGGCAGGGCTGTCTATTCCGATGACAGCACTTATTGTTTCGTGTGCCACAAAGCCTCTAAAACGCTCTCAGAGGGCTTCTCTGACCAAGGAAGGGGTAAGGTACTAACCATGACTCAAAAACCCGTTGTAGAGCCTCTAAAGGGCATTAGCGGTCAATTCCTAAGCATACCTGAGAGGGGTATCACCAAAGCTACCTGTGAAGCCTATGGTGTCAGACAAACAGGGACAGAACATTATTATCCCTATACTGACGATAGGGGCACTGAGGTGGCCTTTAAGATCAGATCAGTGGCAGACAAGCAATTCAGGTCTCAGGGCAACATTAAAGAGGCTCTGTTGTTTGGGCAAAATAGGTATCCTGCCGGCGGTAAATATCTGACCATTTGTGAGGGCGAATTAGATGCCTTGGCTGCCTTTCAGATGACGGGGTCTCTCTACCCTGTGGTGAGCATCAAAAACGGGGCACAATCGGCTGTGAAGGACTGCCAAGCACAATTCGAGTACATCGACAGCTTCGAGACTGTGGTGCTCGCCTTTGATGCTGATGAACCTGGTCAGGAAGCAGCTCTAGCCGTTGCTGATCTGTTTGGCAGTAAAGTCAAGATTATGAAAATGGGCAAAGGGTTCAAGGATGCCTGCGACTATCTGAAGGACAACAAATCTGCGGACTTCGTAAAGGCATGGTGGGCAGCAGAGACTTATGTGCCTGACGGTATCGTTGCCGGCTCTGAGTTGTTCGAGTTGGTTATGCAGCCCTTGCCCAAGGCACAAGCGCACTATCCTTATGCTGGCCTCAATGGCATGACAGGCGGTATCAGGCAACAGGAAATGGTGGTGGTTACTGCTGGCTCTGGCCTTGGTAAGTCTCAGTTTATCAGGGAAGTGATATGGCAGTTGCTGTGCGAGACCAAGGACAATATCGGCATTATGTTTCTCGAAGAGTCGGTTAAACGGACTGCCTTGTCTCTGATGTCATTGGCGATCAATAAGCCACTGCACCTAGCAGAGACTGAGGCAACAGAATCGGCTAAGAAGGAAGCCTTTGATAAGACCCTTGGCTCTGATAGGCTTTTCTTTTATGACTGCTTTGGCTCTACCGCAATCGACAACATCATCAATCGGGTTCGATACTTCACCAAAGGCTTAGACTGTAAGTACATTCTGCTAGACCATGTCAGTATCGTGGTGTCTGCTCAGGATCACGGCGATGAGCGCAAAGCAATTGATGAGATTATGACCAAGCTGCGGATGATTGTGCAGGAAACAGGGGTGGCCTTGTTTGTGGTGTCCCATCTCCGCAGGCCAGAGGGTAAAGGCCATGAAGAGGGCGCAGCCACTAGCCTGTCCCAATTAAGGGGTTCAGCAAGTATTGGACAATTGGCAGACATGGTGCTAGGATTGGAAAGGTCAGCACAGCATGAAGACCCTATTGAGCGCAACACCACAAGGGTCAGGGTTATCAAAAACCGATACAGTGGAGAGACTGGTAAAGCCTGTGCCGTTCTCTACGATAAACACACAGGCCGCATGAATGAGATAACGGAGGCCGCACTATGACATCTGCACTACTGATAGGTTGCTTTGCTTTTATATCATCAATATTGAAAGGTTTGAAATGACTGAATATTCTTACGACTATTGGAACGATGCTGACTACGATACCGTTGATTATAGTGCTCTTGAGCAGCTAGAAGAGCGCATCAAAGACCTTGAAGAGGTCAACGAAGAGTTGACAGCGCAGATCAAGGTTGCTGTTAAGTTGGTTAGCAAGTTTAATCATCCTGAAGAATATGGGCACTTGCTCGACTCTGATGCAAAGCGTGAAGTAATGGACTTTCTAAAAATCTATGGAGACTATCTAAAATGAAACTAGAACTGGAGGTGGATACCTATGTTGGACTGGGCGATGGTGGTAATGTTGAGTGTCTTATTTTTACTGATGACAGCCCCACTCCTGCTATGACAGTAGATAAGAAGTTGGAAGACTTGGTGCTAGAGTTTATTGATCTAAGGCAGGTCAGTGGAAAATACTCTGATGCCCACAATCCTGAAAGGCAGGCATTGATGAACGCACTTGAAGACTGCCTAGCACTCTTAAAGCAAGC